GTACTACGTATCACCAGTAGACCAAAACGCTTACCTAATCCTTGACAATGCCACTTTTGGCACACTTGATTTTAATAGACTGGGGTACTAATGGCTATAAAAACATTCACCACTGGCGAACTGTTAACCGCGGCAGACACAAACACGTATCTAAACAATTTTGACAATGCCGCTGCCGTATCTTTAACATCAAACTCAAACATTGCAAACTCAACTGACGCCGTAGTTAGTTGGTCAGCGGCAGAATACGACAACAACACAATGTTTGCAGCTGGGACACCTAATCGTTTAACCATTAAAACGGCTGGGATATATGTGGTGACTGCAACGATATGTTGGCCATCAAACTCAACAGGCGAACGCATTTCTTGGATACAAAAAAACGGTTCTAGCGGTACACGTTGGGGGAATAGGCGCGGTGGCGGTTGGGCTAGTGGCCCAACAGAATACAGCATCGCTGCACAAATTACTTGTGCAGTTAACGATTACATACAACTAGGAGTATTTCAAAACTCAGGCGGAACGCTTGCGTTGCAGTCAGCAGCCACAAGCCGTACGCGAATGGAAGTAGCAAGGATTAGCGACGTATGACCGACAAAACAGAACAAACTTCAACATTTGCGTTGCCGTCTGATGCTATGCGCTCAACAAGAAACTCAATGCTTGTCAATTCTGATTGGGCTATGGCCCCCGACGCGCCAACAGACAAGACCGCGTGGGCTGCATACCGTCAAGCGTTGCGCGACTTCCCAGCAACATGGGAACGAGACGAGACCGCAGACTTTCCAGAGGCCCCGCAATGATTTGGCGAGTTAGTTTTGTGGCGCTTTTGTTTGCGTCAATCCTTGTTGCTTGCGGAGACCGCGAGCGCGTCAACTGCCCAGAGGTACGCACCAAAAATAAGGCGTTGCGCGCCGAAACGACAATAACTGTTGATACCGCCAGCCTTGGCAGTACTCGAATACTGGCAGACAAATGCCTTTAATTCCGCCGCCGCGTCGTGAAGAACGAATGACCAATGAACAAATAAAAGCGCGCTTAATTTTTGTAGTTGGTTGCGCGTTGTCATTCACATTTGTTTTTGCGACATGCTTCCTTTTATACAATCTTGCATTCGTGACCCAGCCGCTCGAAGTAAGCGATAATGACAAGTCGGCGTGGGCCACATTGCAACCATTGTTGTTATTTCTTACCGGCTCACTCGCTGGCCTACTCAGCGCAAACGGCCTAAAAGACAAACCGAAAGACAAACCAGAGTGAAAAGCACCAAGTACACCATCACCACCACACCCCAAGCAATAGCCCCAATACGCAACAACTACCGCGCCATATACATACACGTCATCGGTAACGGCATCGTTTACCTAGGCGGCGAAACAGTCACCACCGCCGACGGCACCACAACCGAAAAAGGCGCAGTCCCATTAAAGCTGTACATACCAGCCGGCGAAACCGTCTACGCACTAGTCGAGTCCGCTACCGAGGATTTGCGCGTACTTGACTCGTCAAACTAACCGAAAGACAAAACCCATGAACAACGACGACAAAAAAGGCCTACTCAAAATTGTGCGCGAAGCAGCTGCAAAACTCTTGACACGCATTGCCGACATGATTAGCCGGCCATGAAATACACCGGCACCACCGATGGCGCGGCCTTAGGCAAACGCCCCGGCACCGAAAAGTTTGTAGACATTATTAAGAAAAAAGGCTTCACAAACCTAGGCACTTGGGCCGTAAGAAACATGCGCGGCAGTGACCGCCTCAGCGTGCACGCCACAGGCCGTGCAGCCGACATTGGCTACAAAGACAAGGCAACAGCCGCTTTGTGGGCTAACTGGTTGGTAGCGAACTACAAGGTTTTAGGCATTGAAGAAGTACACGACTACGCCGGCACGACAAAAAAAGGTTGCGAGAAATGGGGCCGCGGCTGGCGTTGTAACCGTGACGGTAAGCCCGGTTGGAAAGACTGGACAGAAACCGCAAATGGTGGCTCTGGTGGTGGTTTGTGGTTACACGTCGAGTTAACACCCGCCATGGCCGATGACCCACAAGCGTTTGTAAAGGCATGGAAAAGCGTACCGCCACCAACACCGCCCGCCAAAACCGTTACAGCATAAGGCTTTTAACGCAAAGGCGCGCAAAGTCTCAATAAGCCCATTAAGGTTTTTACTTATCCCGACGGAAGGTAGAAACTATGAAACGACTACTTGGCGTACTCGCCGCAGCTGCACTACTGGTGCCGGCCACACAAACCCAAGCGGCAGTGGAACCAAACTGCAACCGCTACAAACCATTGGCGCTAGAGGTGGGCTGGCAGAAAAAAGACTTGCCACGGCTTATGCAAATATGTTTGCGCGAGTCTAAAGGCTTCGCACGGGCGCTTAACTCTCGCGACCCGTTTGGTTCCTACGGGATAATGCAAATTAACGGCAGTAACAAACGGTTTCTTGTCGAGTCTGGGATAGTCCGCAAACACATGACCGAACTATGGTCACCCCGCAAAAACCTTAAAGCCTCATTGGCATTGTTTAAGCGCCACGGTTGGGAACCTTGGAAAGTTAACACCAAGCCAAAAATTGTGGTACCGTACACCCGTTAGTTATTTTCAACCCGACTAGAAAAGAGACAACAATGGTAAACCCGACTGACCATCTAGACCAAGCACTAGCCAACCTATGGGCGAACACTCGACCCAAGGCAACCGACGTGCTGGTACGTAACCTGCGCGCTCACGCTTACAGCTACGCAATGGACGACCCGAAACTATGCGAAGACTTACGCCAAGCCATCGGCCGGCTAGAACACCCCAGCAGTCTTGAGCCTAAAAAGCAGAGCATCATTGACCGTCTAGACGACATTGTGCAAGAACTACACGACCTAGGCCATACGCAACTTAGTGGCGAAACCGACCAACTACTCATTGCTATAGACAACGCATTGCGCGGTGCAAAATGAGAACTATTGCAGGCGTTTTTGCATTTGTTGGTGTTATGGCAGTGTTCACGCTGGTTACTTTGTGGGCCGCCGACTGGATACAAAACTATGACGAAAGCGGCAGGTACGAGTAATGGCTTTTGACCTTTCCGAGTACGTAGACGTAAAGACACGTCTCAAGCAAGCGTTAGCCACATTTCCGCAGCTGCGCATCGTCGAGCACCGACCAGAGATAACCCAAGTTGGTGACCAGTTGTTTATTGAGTGTTCGGTAACGGTAAGCCGTGACCCCGACGACCCAATACCCGTAACCGCCTACATTTTTGAGCCATACCCGGGCAAGACCACGTTTACTAAAAACTCTGAGCAGGCTAATGGAGCCACCAGCGTTTTGGGGCGCGCATTGGGCTACATGGGTTTTGGCATAGACAAGTCAATTGCTAGCAGTAACGAGGTTTTAGGACGTCAGCAAGGCGCAGACGACGACCGCCGGCAAGTAGTAAGCATTGCGCGACCAACCCCCGTGCTGGACAGTCCACGTGAAACGCCAACCTCAGTTATGGGGCCACGGTCTAAGCAAATAGGCGAGGCTCGACTATCGGCCCGCGAACAAACAGAGGCAAGCAAACCAAGCAACGGCGGTGGCGCGACCCCAAACCAAATTAAAATGCTTACACAAATGTGCGCGGAACGTGGGCTAGATTTTGACCCCGAGACACCCATGACGTACTCAGAGGCAAAAGACATGTTCTTAAACATTAAACCGATACCCAAGGTTAAATAATGAACGCCGACGACATGCCACCAGAGCAAGCCATTTGGGCATATTCGAGCATGCTGTACGACTCACGCCAAGAGCGCGACAGCCTACGGCGCGAGTTGAACATAGTTATACAGCAACTGCTTGACTGCCAAAACGACTACAAGCGCCTAGCCCGAGACTTTGAGCGCATAGCAAACGCCGTGTTTTGCCCAGACTGCAAAATGGTTAACGATGCCAAATAGTTACGCCGGCATGACTGAAGCCCAATTCTTAAAGCAAGTGTGCGCGGTGGCTAAGTTGCGCGGCTGGTTGATTTACCACGCCAAGCCCGCACAAGTTGGCGAGCGTTGGGCTACCCATTTTCAAGGCGACGCCGGCTTTCCTGACCTTGTGTTGAGCCACCCAACTGGCGGCCTAGTGTTCGCAGAGCTCAAAGCAGGCCGTAACAAACAGTCCGACGCGCAGCTGCGTTGGCAACGGTACTTACTCGAAGCAGAATACGAGTGCTACTGCTGGTACCCAAAAGACTTAGACGCCGTTATAGCGCGACTGAGTGACATATGAGCAAGGTACTGGTAACACTTGACTACGAGGAATTGGAATACTGCGCGATTAGTGGTGCGCGGCGGAACATACGCGCCATGCAAAAAGACCGCAAACCCCGAGACAACACAAAGTACAGCGCGCAAAACTGGTGGCAGTCCAACATCACTGGCGTCATCGGTGAGTATGCCGTAGCCAAGTCATTGGGTGAGCATTGGCAAGACCTAGAGGCAGACCGCGGCGGTTTTGACGTGCTGAGTTACCAAGTGCGCTCGACAGAGAACACCAGCCCAAAACTTGCTGCGCGCCCGGGCGATGACCTAAACCACATATACATACTGGCGCAGGTTTATAAATGCCGGGTACTAATTCACGGTTGGGCTACTGGTTACGACATAAAGCAATTAGGCGCGCCCGAGTACGGCGCAATACGCCTGCACCATGACATGCTTAACGACATGTCGTTATTGTTACACCCAACTATTTATACGTCACAAGTCCAAGAATGGGAAAGGCCTGACTACCAATGAGCCGTTTAACTGAAGCCGACCGTTTAGAGCTGCGCGCATTGTTCAGCCGCCTTGCCGACGTCCAAGCCGACCTAATTATCGAGGAACTAGAGCACCAGCCGCACCAAGGCAACGCCTTAAAGCAAGACATGTGGGGCTTAGAGGCGCGTCTAGCAGACATACACGCCGACGCCAACACGTAGGCATGCTCGACAATTTAGGAATACTCACGGCCGCGTATGGGTTTGCACTATGCCGGCATAACACACGGAAACGTGGGTAGAGCGCCATGTCTACGAACTGGTGTGCAGCGTCTAAACGTCACAAATACGTATGGTGTCCGTCCTTAACTATGAAACAGCCGGCAGCCAGAGCTACTTGCTCGAAGTGTGGGG